CTCTTGTTCGCATGTTCTACGTTTTGCGGGATAAGGTCACTGGAGAAATTTACCCAACAATCGAGATTCGATGGAATGAGAATTTTCGAACGCTGACGCCGAATTGTGAGAGGAATCAAAAAGACATCGAGCATCACAGGATTCACGGCTTCAACTGACCTACATAGTTTACGTGAATTGCGATATCCCTTTTTGCACACTATAAACAGAATCATGTTCCAACTCCTTGAAACACCCTGAAGGCCCTGGGGCGACTGACTCGCACTCGGCCGCCCCACTTCAAAGGAGGAGGCAGCACAAATCCAAGCGAAAGGCTTGGTCCCCAATGCCCTCAACGTTCGTGTCCGTAAATTCAGTAGTCGAACCACAGGAAATAGGCCCAGAAGGATTACTGCTTTACGGATTCCGAGGAGAAGCATTCCACCAGTTGACAGGGCCGGGAGTCTACATCGCGCAATGCGGAACAGGCGATGACATTGAATTTCTGTATATCGGATCGGCCAAAAACCTACTTTCAAGAATTTCCGATCCCCTTCATGCTTCCTTGCGCGAAGCGTTCAAAAGACCGGATTGCCGAATGATGATCGCACTATGCAAGAGCGAAAAGCACGCCAGGGATGTGGAATCGGCCCTGATTCGTGAATTTCAGCCCATTTTGAATGTAACTGGTACCCGAAGAGTGAATGGCGAATAGCGTCTGCGTATTACATCCGTGGGAAGCAGTAGACCTCGAAAAGAATGGGCTTCCCCCCTCCTGTCGTAATCACAAGCATGTTAAGAAAATCGAAGCTATGGAGATGACAGCACGAGGCGACAACCAGCCGCAATCGAAGTCTGCCCGTTGGATTGGTCCCGGGATGATCTGCTTGGTCGCTCAGGCAACATGGAGTCCTCGGCAGAGCGGTTACGCAGGCCCGCTTGTCCTGCAAATGTCATGACTGGTGAAAAGAGACGAAGAGAGCTTCCGGCGTCTCCGAAGGCTCCCGCTGTGCGTTTGGAGTTGGCCTGATGTTTGACCCTGAAGCAAGCCCCCCTCCTTTCTGGCACAAGTCGTTTGCTGTAATTCTTGCAGCAGGAGTACTGGGAGCCATTGGCTACGTTTTGCATGGAATGTGGAAGGCATTGGGGCTGTAAATGGACGCTGTTTCTAAGGCACAGGCTGGTAACAAGCAAGAATCTAGCCGAATTGACCGCGTAAAGGGTCACAGATGGCAAAAAGGCCAATCTGGCAATCCTTCTGGCCGTCCGAAGAAGCTCCAGATCACCAAGATTTACGAGAAGATTCTACGTAGTGGCGTGAATCGCAAGGAGATAGAGGCGTCCATCAAGAAGATCGTTACGGATGGACGTATGGCTTCCGTGCTGATGATCCGGGAAATGGCGGAGCGCACGGAAGGCAAGGTCGCGGACATCGTAGATTTGAACGTTTCGGGCAAAATTACACTAGAACAGGCTCTGGAAGCTCGCAAAAAGGCCGCTAAGGAATGAGCGCGACTGCGGTAAGCCCGGAAGTCATGCTCATGGAGCTGGCCGCTGATTGCAGCAAAGACCCGCTAGGATTTGCGCGCGGTTTTTGGCTCAATTCTGAGCCGCGCAAGTGGCAAACGGAGATTCTGGAGTATGTAGGGCAGTGGCTGTCGAATCCTGAGACGCGCTATCAACCCTGCAAAGTGGCCGTGAGCTCCGGTCACGGTATCGGCAAGTCGGCATTCATGGGGATGTTCCTCCATTGGGCGATGAGCACGACGGCGGGATGTAAGGCGGTAGTTACGGCGGGCACGGGGACGCAGCTTGCGACGAAAACGGTCCCCGAGGTATCGAAGTGGTTCCGGTCCAGCCTGGGAGCTTCCTGGTTTGATGTGCGGGCCACAAGCATTCGAGCATTGGATTCAAGTATGCCCGAATCGTGGCGCACAGACTTCGTAACGTGGAGCGATCACAACACAGAAGCATTCGCCGGTCTGCATAATGAGGGCCGGCGCATTGTCCTGATTTTCGATGAAGCCTCAGCGATCGCAGACAAGGTTTGGGAAGTGGCGGAAGGCGCACTGACCGACGAGGGTACGGAGATTATTTGGCTGGCGTTCGGCAACCCAACACAGAATACGGGCCGGTTTCGTGAGTGTTTCGGTCGTTTTAAGCATCGTTGGAAGACGTTCCAGATCGACTCCCGCACCGTCGAAGGCACCAACAAAGAACAAATCGACAAATGGATAGTAGACTACGGTGAGGATTCAGACTTCGTACGTGTACGCGTCCGTGGCGAGTTCCCGAGGGCTGGATCAGCCCAGTTCATTCCCTCTGACGTGGTTGCCGCCTGTCGCAAGCATCGCGCTGAGGGTTACGAGGCTTTGCCCAAGGTCTTGTCGGTCGATGTCGCACGTTTCGGAGATGATCAGACTGTCTTTCAGCTCCGGCAAGGGCGCTATTCCGCGATTCTAGGGAAATACCGTGGCAAAGATACTCAATGGACAGCCGCGCAAACCATCAAGTTCAAGGAAGAGTGCCAGCCAGATGCGGTGGTGATTGACGCCGATGGGATCGGCGCCGGCGTAGTCGATACGCTCAAGAATCTGCGACATAAAGACATCTACGAGTTTCACGGCGGGCAGTCGCCAGATGACCCGAACGCGTATTACAATAAGCGAGCGGAAGTTTGGGGACTAATGCGAGCCTGGCTGGTTGCTGGCGCTGAGATTTCAGATGATCCCGAGCTAGAAACTGACTTAACTGCGCCAGAATACGGCTTCTCCAGTAAGCAGCAAATCCAGCTTGAGCGCAAAGAAGATATGAAGAAGCGGGGGCTATCTTCGCCGGATTGCGGCGATGCATTGGCAATGACCTTCGCGGTGAAGATTGCGCCAAAGGCGCGAGTGCCACAGGTGAATCGACCGACGTATCCAGGGCAGGGAGGCGATTCATGGATGGCGTAAGGAGAATTAATGAATAACGAACCAGCGGTAATGAGATCAGCGAAAGCAGCTCCGAAGGCGCCGAAAGTTCTGGAGGAAATTCGCCTGAAGCGCGGGATGGACGGAGGAGTGATTGCAACCCATCACTACGAAGGCTATGAGCATGCGCCCCAGCCGCACAACGTGGAAGCGAGCTTGCCGGCAGTCGCCGCCCATCTTGGTGAGCACATGGGACTCGAAGGCGGCGAGAAGATAGAAAGCCCGAAGGATCAGGATTAGGCCGTGCCAGTCGAGCATTTCAAATCTGCAGAAGGCTATCGCAAGAACATGGCATATCGGCATATTCACGGCATCCCATTCACGGCCTCAAAAGTCGTGGTTGCTGGCAAATCCCATGAAGTGAAGCATTCGAATAGCCCTGCCCGCAAAAAGATTGACACGAAGCAGCGCAAGAAAGTCGGCATGAAGCTATCGGACGTGATGCATGGAGCGCGATGAGGAAGACAAACTCAATCACAAAGCAGTCGGATACGAGCACCCCTCTGACCATAGCGATGATCGATGCGGTCGCTGTGCCCATTTTGTTGGAAGCATTCCGCCGCGATGCGAAGCGGTTAAGTCACCCATTCTGGCGGAAGATTGGTGTAAGCGGTTCTCGCCAAAGAAAAGCATGAGTCTCGTGGAGGTTATGAAGTGAATTACGAGCTGCGTTCCCTGAAAGAATTTCAGCAAGCCGTTCAGCAAGCCCCGATGCAAGAGCGCGTGGCCGCAATGGCTCCGTTCATCCGAAGCAATGCCCACTTGCGCAGGATCATCAAGAAAATCCCGATCAAACAGCGCGAAGCGGTCTACAACGCGCTGAAGGCGTACTTGAGGTTTACCCCGCAATCGTTTGCGATGCTCAAACCCCGATGAATCTACAAGGCTGGCAACCCAGAAACGACAGAGTAATCATCGAACGGCTGGACATGCAGCCTTCGAGGATCATCACGCTGACGGATGTTCCGAAGGGATTGAAGGGCCGTGTTATTGCCGCAGGCCCCGGCAAGTGGATACCGGGGACATGGTGGAAGATCGGCCCGAACGATTTCTGCCCCGACCACGGCGATCCCATTGATTGCGGTTGCGAGTATATGTGGATACCCGGCCATCGCGAAGAACATCCCTACAAACCAGGAATGCTCGTATTGTTCAATTCCAAATGGGATGACTTCAGAAACGCGGACTTCGAACGCGAGAAGCCCGTTGGCATTGTGGAGAATCTGCACCTCGTCCAAGTAGCCGACATTTTCTGCATCCTTGGGCGTGACGTGAAAGCGGCTTATTCGCTCGAAAAGAAAGCTAAAGACATTGTACCGACGCCCGAACAGATCGTCGCCCATTCTCAGCCCGCAATAAATGCCCGTTAAAAGCTCCGAATCCCAAGAGTCAGAACAGCAGCAAGGCGCTAAGTCCGAAAAGGTCAGGAAATTCCTTGCTTTGGCCCATGCGCGGTTCAAAAGTTCGGCCGATGCCGAATCGCGTGTCCGTCAAGAAGCCCTTGATGACATGGAGTTCAGCATCGGCAACCAGTGGCCCGACGACATCTACCAGCAGCGCACCACCGAAGGCAAGCCATGCATCACCATGAACCGGCTGCCGCAGACGATCCGGTATGTCACGAACGAACAGAGACAGCAGCGGCCCGCGGCACAAATCAATCCTGTTGGGAGCGGCGCATCCGTCGATCGCGCGCAAATCCGCGAGGGCATCATTCGGCACATCGAGGTCAATTCCGAAGCTGACATTGCCGACGACACGGCGTTTGATTCAATGGTGCGATGCGGTTTTGGGTATCAGCGAATAGTCACGGACTATGCCGCAGAAGTGGGCGACGAGCAGGAGCTGTTCATTCGTTGGGTGCGGAACAGTTTCACTGTTTACGATGACCCAACTGCGCAACTCCCCGACAAGTCAGACCGCAAGTTCTGTTTCTTCATCCAGGACATGCCCGCGGAAGAGTTCAAGCAGGAATATCCAAATGCCGCAATGGCAGGGCTGCGCGACTTTACCAGCCTTGGCGATGCTTCGATGGAATGGGCAAACAGCGAGAAGCAGACAATCCGCATTGCTGAATATTTCTTTCTCGAAAAGTCCAAGGATTCCCGCAGACCAAAAGTGAAATGGGCGATGATCTCCGCGCTAGACATTCTGGACGGCAACGATGAAGCGACGGATGGCCGATACTGGCCGGGAGAAGATGCCAGCAGGTACATCCCACTTGTAAAGGTCGTAGGCGACGATCTGGACGTAAACGGGAAACAGCACCAGGCGGGCCTCGTGCGGCACCTGAAGTCGCCGATGAAGCAATACAACGCGATGACTAGCGCGATGACGCAAAGCGCAATGCTGGCTCCGGTAGCGCCGTGGATAGCAGAAACCCGGCAGATTGAAGGCTACGAAGAGGACTGGCGGCTATCAAATCGTCGGGCCACGGCTGTTTTGCGGTATCACGCCGTGAGCGAGCGCGATACTCCGGTTCCGGCGCCTCAAAGAGTCAGCTCGGAACCTCCCATTCAAGCGTTTGGAGTACTGCTGGCCCGAGCGGAGATGGACTTACAAGCCTGCGCGGGCGTCTATAACCCCGCTTTGGGGAAAGAATCGTCCTCGGACCAATCTGGCAAGGCGATTAATAGCCTTCAGCAAAGGTCTGACGTAAACACGCTCAATTTCAGCGACAACCAAGCGCGGTCTATACGTTTCAGGACGCGGATCCTGCTCGATTGCATCCCGAAGGTCTATGACACGCACAGAGTCATGCGGATTATCAACCCTGACGGCACGGTGCGGCACGTTGTCACGCACAATGGCGCCGATCAGGCAGAATTTGCGAAGGAGTTAGCCCAGCAGCAGGAAATCAAGGAAATTTTTGATTTGGGTATCGGAACATACGATTGCACGGTGTCCGTTGGGCCTTCCTACCAAACGAAGCGCCAGCAGGCGGCTGATACCCAGCTTCAGCTTTTGAAGCTCTTGCCTCCGCAAGTCGCACAGATTCTCATGGATTTGGTCATTCGCAACATGGACATCCCGCAAGCCAATGAGATGGCCGACCGGATCAAAAAACAGTTACCGCCAGAACTTCTGGACGAGGGGCAAAGCGATCCGAAGCAGCAAATCATTCAGCTTCAGGCGCAACTGAAACAGATCGCCTTGCAAAACCAGCAGCTTCAGGCTGTAAACAGCGACATGCTGGGCGTCATCACAAAGAAGACCATCGAGCAGAAGGGCAAGCTCGATCTCGAACATCTGAAGATTCTGGGGCAAGTTCTCGTCGCGGAAATCAATACCAAATCTCAGGACCAGCAGCAACGGCTCGAAATGTTCAACGATATGCTGGCCCAGCTTGGCGAGCATGGGCACGAAGCCGCAAGCGCTGCGCAGGTTCATGCCCAAGAGATGCAGAAGCAGCAGCAGGCTGCCGCGAATCAATCGGCGCTCACGTCCCAACAGGCAGGTCATCAGTCGGCTCAATCTTCGCAAGATGCGAGCCAGGCTTTAGTCGCCCAGCAAGCAGCGGCTCCGCAGCCCGGAGCGGGAGCATAAATGTATTACAAAGAGTTGAACGCAGCCGGAACCTATCTCATTAAAGGCGCGCAAGGTTATTTGCAGGGAATCACGGTGAATCTTCCCGGAAGCGGCACGCTCCAGATTGCCGACAATAGCGCGGGTTCCGCAGCAGCACCATTTATCGCGGGCGCAACGGCTTTCGCTATCCCTCCAGCCGGCAGCTACCTCGACTACGATTGTAGTTTTTCAAATGGGCTAACGATTGTGGTTGGTGGAACAGGCCCGCTATCTATCACTGTGGAGTGGAGCTGATGCCGCGCCCAGTGGTAATTCGCAGGAAGCAGCGTAGCGGGAAGAACAATTGATCTTTGCATCGGTCCAACTAATGGCCGAGATAAATCCAAACGCGGAGGAAATCGCGTGGCAATCACGGTAGAGAGCACCACAGCACCACAATACGAACTGAACCATGCTGTTTCGGAGGATCGCAAAAACCCCGAAGCGCTGGATAAGTTCAAAGAGCAAGAAGAAAAAGCCACTCCCGGCGCGAGAACTGACGCGGAAAAGACGCCCGTTTCGGGAACGGACGACCACAAGGAACCAGAAGGCAAAAAAGAAGCAGAAGACGATCTTCCAGTTGGTGCGAGAAAGCGCATCGACAAGCTGACAGCGCGCGCGAAGACTGCCGAAGAAACAGTTGCGGAACTCCGAACGCGCCTCGAAGCCCTCGAAAAAGGCAAAGAGCAGCCAAAGACGGACACAAAGCAGCCTCAAGCCGCAACGGAACGTCCCAAGCGAGCAGATTTTCTCGCACAGGGCAAATCCGATGAGGAATATGAGGACGCTCTGTTTGCATGGCGAGCCGTTGAAGACGAACGGAAAGCCCTGACTGCCGAAATCGAGGATCGTACCAAGGAAATCGTTTCGACGCACAACGAACGGATGACCGCGGCCAAGGAAAAGTACCATGACTTTGAGGATAAGCTCAAAACCACAACTATTCCCTGGGATGCGAAGAATCCTCAGGATGTGCAGGCGTCGAAAGCGTTCCAGGTTGCGATTCACGAGTGCGACAATGGGCCGGATGTGCTCTATGAAATTGCGCAGAAGCCGGAACTCGCGGCGCAATTCGCAGGGCTCTCGCCGGCGCGTACGCAACTCCTGATCGGGCGCATTTCCGCTTCTCTTTTGCCTTCTGAAACTCCTGAAAAGAAAGAACCGCCCAAGACGAGGGTAGCAGCACCGCCCAAGCCTGTTGGTGGTTCGGCAAACACTTCCGCCTATGACCCTTACAAAGAACAGCCCAAGAACCATAAGCAGTACATGGCTTGGCGCAAGACGCAAGGGCAAGGGCGCGCGAACTAAGCCATGAAACAATGCTGCAATTATGCATTGAAGTGGCTTCCACTACTAAAGGAGTGGTAGCTATATAGCGAACCAACTGTTAACGATTAGTATGATAACAGAGGAAGCGCTTGAAGTGTTGTCGAACGAATGCACTTTCACGCCGCTTGTGAACCGCGAATATGATTCCAAGTTCGCAATCGAGGGCGCGAAAATCGGCACCGTTCTCAACATCAGAAAGCCTCCTCGTTACATCGGGCGCGTCGGTCAAGCCTTGCAGCTTGAAGATGCTACCGAAACCAGCGTGCCGTTGACGCTGAACACTCAGCGCGGCGTAGATATCGCGTTCACATCGCAGGACATGGCGTTGTCGATCAGCGATTTCTCGCGGCGTTTCCTGCGACCCGGCCTTATCAAGGTTGCCAACCTCGTAGATTTCGACGGCTTGGGGCAATACCTCAACGTCTTCGATGAGATTGGCACCCCCGGCACCGTTCCCAACTCGGCTCTGACCTACCTTCAGGTGGGGCAGCGGCTGAACGAGGAAGCGGCGCCATTGGCTGATCGCAACGTCGTTATTTCGCCCGGGATGAACGCCACAATCGTCAATGCCTTGACCGGCTTTTTCAATCCCCAGCGGACGATTTCCGAGCAATACCGCAAGGGAATGATGAGCCGGGACACCCTTGGTTTCGACTGGTATATGGATCAGAACGTTCGGACCCAGACAGTCGGGCTACAGGGCGGCACACCGATCGTCAACGCAGCCAACCAGACCGGAAATATCATCACGTCTTCGGGCTGGACGGCTTCGACGGTTGTTTTGAACCTTGGCGACGTCATCAGCTTCGGAACCACCTCCAGCGGCGCTCTCGCCGTCAATCCGCAGAACCTGCAATCCACTGGCGCGCTCCGGCAGTTTGTTGTGACCTCTGCGGTTACTTCGAACGGCTCCGGCGTGGCGTCGATTCCGATTTCAGGACCAGGCGGCTTGGGTGTCGTGACGGCTGGAGCTTTCCAGACCGTTACACAGGCTCCGCCAAACAATGCCACTATCAACGTCCAAGGCACAACGGGCCTTACTTCTCCCCGCGGTCTCGGCTTCTGCAAAGACGCTTTTGCCTTTGCGTGCGCTGACTTGCCGTTGTGGGAAGGGGTTCACAAGGCTTATCGCGCCAAAGACCCGGAAATCGGAATGTCAATTCGCATCATCTGCGCATATGACATCAACCTTGACCGCGCCCCTTGGCGGTTGGACCTGCTCTATGGCTGGCAGACTCAGTATCCCGAATTGGCCTGCCGTGTGGCATCGTGATGGAGAAAACAACGAACATGAACATCAAAAAAATGCTGTTCTCTCTTCTCGCAGCGCTGATTTGCGTGGGATCCATTTCCGCGCAGACCTCGCTGACCCAGACAACCCTTGCGGCGGCTATTCAGTGCGGCCCCTCTTGCGCCAATTCCGGCGTAGGTTCGGGCACCAGCTACCAAACCACCGTTAACCTCACCTCCGCAACCGGCGTCAGCGTGGCCGTCAATGGCCAGCCTGTAACGTTCATCTACGTAGACCAGGAATTGATGGGCGTGATGACGCTTTTGACCGGACAGACCACCGTCTACAGCGTGCTGCGCGCTCAGCAAGGGACGAAGCTTTCGGCTCACGTCTCCGGCGCAATGGTGCTTATTGAGACCGTAAGCCCGCAGTTTGGCGGCTACCAAGGTTCAGGCGGCTTCCAGCAGACTGACCCTCCGAACGGTGGAGCTTGCACCGCAACAAACACCAACGCTACCCCGTGGATCAACATCATCACAGGCTATCAGTGGTTGTGCTCGTCCATCACCGGCACATGGGTTTCTGGTTTCAACAATCCATTCGCCGGCGACTTCTCGGGCCAGACTGCAACCGTAGCGGCTGCAACCGGGGCCGTTCTGCCTACCGGAGCGCTATTTGTCATCAGCGGCGCGGGAGCAATCAGCGGCTTCACCATTCCTGTTGGCTGCAACGCAACGGCTGTAGGGGCTTGCTCCTTCACCGTAATCGCAGCGGCTGGCTCGACGTGGACATGGACCGCTGCGGGCAACATTATGACCGCCGGAACTGGTACGGCTGGGCACACTTTCGTGTTCACTTGGTCGGCCAGCTTGCAGAAGTTCGTTCCGTCGTCCCTGTCGTAAAACAATTCAACCCTGGGGCCTCGCTCGTTCAGGGGGCCCACACACATAGGAGCTGCGAATGAGTTCGTCAGGAGAAGTACCCGGCGCCAACGTTCCGCACGATTACGTGCCCGGCAAGGGCTACGTGCCTCGCACGCCCAGCGAAGAGTTGCAAGCGGAACTTGAACCGCTGCCGGTCGTTGAAGATGAAAAGGAAGGTGAGTAAATGGCTCAAGAATTGATCCCACGTCTCGGTCATAAGGACGTGTTTACCTATGACGTTATCCCTGAAGAGGATGACGTAAACAAGATCCCCATTCCCAAACAGGCGCGCAACGCGATGGGGCCCCATATCTACAACAAAGAGCGCAATGATCGCGGCCTCGTGATCGGCTATCAAAAGCTCAACGTGACGGCATCGGACCTCGAAGCGCCGCCAAAAGAAAACACTTTTCCCCCATTTCGAACGGTTTACCCCAAGGTTCTGCGTCGCGAAGCCACGAAAGCGGAAATCAAACAGCGCGAAGCTGATTTGACGCTCGAAATGTGGCTCGACCGGGACTTCGACCTCATCAAGGAAACGGGGCTTAACCAGCGCAAACGCGCATCCGACTGGCGGAAGTGGATAGATAGGCCCGTCGAAACTACGGTGAAAAGCCGCGAGGAAGAAGAAGAGATTCTTACGGCTTCCTAATGCCCGGTCCCGTTCTACCGCCAACAAACGCAACGACAACGTTTCCCGGCCTCTTCCCGACCGTCACCGATTTACTGAAACGGTCATTGAGGATTATTGGGGTGCTGTCGGGAGGAAGTCAGGGGTCTGAACTATCCGCCGATGACTTCCTCGATGCGATGTTTTCCGGGAATCAGTTGCTTGATTCGTGGAACACAGAGCGGCTGATGGTGTGGGGCATTCTGCGGAATGTTTACACGCTGCAATCTGGAGTGCAGACGTACCAACTGGGGCCGCAGCAGACCGGCACCGCAGCAACGACACTCGACCAGAACCGCTATTCGAAGATCGAACGCTACAGCATCATCAGCTTGACGAACGCCGCACAGCCCCTGGAATTGCCCATCGAATCCTTGACATACATTGGCTGGCAGGCCATCCCGGTAAAGAACATCCAATCGGCACTTTCGACCAAGGTTTATGACGATCGCGCATTCCCGCAGCGGAACCTGAATTTCTATCCTGTGCCAAACACCAACATTCAAGCGGTTGTCTATCCTTGGACTCAGGTGACGCAATTTACAGGATTGACCCAGCAGCTCGCGTTTCCGCCCGGCTACCTCCGCGCTTTAGCCTACAACATTGCGATGGAGTTGTTCCCTGAATGGCAAGGGAATCCCGCATTGCTGCCGGTGGTGCAGAAAATCGCTGTCGAGTCGAAAGCGGCTATCAAGTCGCTGAACGTTGTATCGCTCGAAATGGCCTGCGATTCGATGGTTGTCGGTGGTGTGAAGGGGATGATTTACAACTGGCTGACTGATGAACCGATTAGTAAAGGGTACGTTTAAGTAACTAGATAGCACGGAGGTGCTTCGATTGCAAGGCTTGGCTTCGTAGGACCATCCTACACGCTCGCGAACGTTACAAGTGATTGTCAGAGATGCTTGAATTTCTACCCCGAAGCCGACGAATCTGGCATGGGTAAGTCGGCAATGGTTCTGAATCCCCGCCCTGGTCTCTCTCTGTTCGCACAAGTCGGCGGAGCAGCGCAAGTTCGCGGCGAGTGGAGCATCAATGCGCGCATGTTCACCGTGATTGATGCGACTCTCTATGAGGTTCTTTCAAGCGGCGCGCTAAATGCGATCGGAAGCGTCGGAAACGACGGGAATCTTGTATCAATGGTCGCGAGTCCGCAACAGCTACTCGTAGCCAGCGTCGGGAATGTGTGGCTGTATCAACTCCAAACGGAAAGCGGCTACGCAAATGCAACCATCGCCCCGACTGGAACGTTGACCGCGGGGCAGTTTATCCAAATCCCCGCTTCCACGTTTCCCGGCCCGGTTACGCAAGTTGGATTGTGCGACAGCTTTTTCATCGCGCTCATTGCCTCGACGGAGCAATTCTTTGTCACGACACAACTAGACGCTACTGATTGGACCGACGAAGGCTCGAAAATCATTTCCACATTCCCTGACAACGTGGTTTCTATGGTTATCGACCACCGGGAAATCTGGCTGCTTGGCGCGAAGTCTTCGGAGCCGCAGTATGACTCTGGAAATATCTTCCCATTCGACTCCGTGCCTGGTGGATTTATTGAGCAAGGCTGCGCAGCGCAATTTGCCACGGTCCAGCTCGACAACTCGATTTTCTGGATTGGCGCACGGAATGACCAAGGCGGTTTGGTTGGCTGGCGCGCGAACGGCTATACTCCGCAGCGCATTTCGAATCACGCGGTAGAGAATTCCTGGAACAGTTACCCGACTTGCGCGGACGCGCGGGCATTCTCTTATTCGCTGGGCGGACATTCCTTCTGGCACATTAACTTCCCCTCGGCACAAGCGACTTGGGTCTATGACGTGGCAACGGGCCTCTGGCACGAACAGAGTTTCTACAACACGAACACCGGAACTCACCAAGCAGCGCTCCCGCAATGTCACACCTACCAGTTTGGGAAGCATCTCGTCGGCGACCGGCAAAGCGGGATGATTTACCAGGTGCAGCTCCCGGTCGTGCAAGGCAATGGCTGGAATTTCGTTACCGACAATGGCGCACTCATCCATCGCATCCGCAAAGCTCCGCACATTTCGACTGAGCAAGAGTGGATTTATCACAACATGATTCAGATTGACCTCGAAGTAGGAGTCGGGCCGCAACCCCCGCTATATAACGGCGACGGATCGGCGCGAGGGCCGAAACTCACGCTCAGTTGGTCTGACGATGGCGGCAAGAATTTCCCACTGGCCTTCGATCTCGATTGCGGACAAGCAGGGAATTACAAGCGGCGCGTGATGAAGTGGCGGTTGGGGCGTTCACGTGATCGCGTTTATCAGATTCAGTGCAGCGACCCTGTGCCCTGGAGAGTCACTGATGCCTATTTGCAGGCCAGTGGGATGCAGCGACCGCAAAAGCGCCTAGCGAAGCAATACTCGGAAGTGGCCTGATGGCGAACACCGATCTCAACTTCGCCCCTCCGCCTGTTAGAACACCTTTTTTCGATGCAGGTCCAGCGCAATCCGAGAGCGGCACACGTTTCGAGGATCGCGGCAAGCCGAAACCGCTTCCCAGGCAGCCTCACCGTGGCTGGATGCAATGGTTTCAAAGCGTCACCAACAAATTAACCGCTCCAATCGCAGTGGGAACACCGACAGCGAAGACGCCGGGCCAAATAGGCCAGCAAATGCATGATGCCAATTTCCTCTACACCTTCACGGTAGCGAATACATGGATGAAAACGCCATTTCAACCGCTCTCTTAGAGTTCTGCGATTTCGTCAGCGGGCATGTTGAGAAAGAATTGGTTTTGCCCGAGACACTGATTAATGATCTCGATGTGGACTCGCTCGAATTTATCGAACTAGTGCAGGCCATCAGCGCGAAATACGGGCCAGTGCCCGACGACAAAATCACGAAAGTATGCACCGTTCGCGACCTTTTCGATGCAATTCCAGCGTGAAACGCTAGATGACTGGCTGGTTGACTTAGAGCCCTTGATTCTCCCGCACTGGGAAGAACTGACGCTAGACAAAGATGTTTTCAGCGAACCTTATCCCGATGTTGAAAAGTTCCGCGATGTCCAGAATCAAGGAAAACTCCTTATCGTCACCGCGCGCGACAACGGTGATCTTGTCGGCTATTGGGTGGGCGCCGTTCTCGGGCATTTGCATTATCCGAAAGCACCGCCTGTCTGCCTCACAGACATGTACTTTTTGCATTCTGCCTACCGCAAAGGTCCGACGGGGATTCAATTGATAGAAGCCGCGATCCAAGAAGCAAAGAAAGCCGGCGCAGCCGATTTTCACATTTCCTGCAAGGTCCATGAAGATCACACGAAACTTTTTGAAGCCATGAAGTTCAAGAAAACGGATTACGTGTTTCGCAAGAGGCTCATCTAATGCGGAAAGTAGGGTATTAATACGGGCATTGGAACAGGTTTGGGGATTGCTGGAATCGCAAGCGCGGGAATCGGCGCGGCCGGTTCGCTTGGTGCGGGTGCCGAACAAGCCGGAGCCGCGAAATCCGCTGAGCAGCTTCAGTATCAAGAGCAGCAACAGGCGCTTCAGTTCCAGGAACAAGAGTGGGAGCAGCAGCAACAAAATGAAGCTCCTTATCTCCAAGCTGGCGGGCAAGCGATTGGGAACCTCTACAATCTTGCAAATGGCGGGCTGCCAGCATGGAGCGGTTCCTTTCAGGCGCCCACGGCGCAGCAAGCCGAGCAGACCCCCGGCTATCAATTCCAGGTTCAACAGGGCGATCAGGCGCTCCAGAACTCTGCGGCGGCGCGCGGCGGTGTATTATCGAGCGGCACGGCGAAGAATCTTGAGGCTTACAATCAGGGACTCGCTTCGACGGACTATCAGCAGGTTTTCAACAATTCCCTGACGCAGTACCAGCAAGCCTACAACGAATATCAGCAGAATCAATTGAATCAGTTCAACCGACTGGCATCCGTGGCGGGAGTGGGGCAAACGGCAGTTGGTCAAACGGGCCAACTCGGGCAGGCCGCATCGAACAACCTCGGAAATATCTTCCTGACCGGCGGAGCGCAGCAGGGACAAGATTTGCAATTCGGCGCAGCGGCGAATGCGAGCGGTTACGTTGGCGCAGCAAACGCCGCAGCCGGTGGATTGGGCAGCCTATCGGCCGCTTTGACGCTTCAGCAGATTCTTGCGCAGAATGGTCAGAATCCAGGGCAGGTTCCCAACTATGACCCCAACTACAACTATATGACGACTACAGGACCGACGCAGGAATAACAATGGCTGGCATACCTCTAGCCGCACTTTCTATAAACACGCAGCAACCTAACCCGCTCGACACGGCGGCAAAGGCCATGAACCTGCAAAATATCATGCAGGAGGGGCAGACTCGCCAGCTCCAGCAGACCGGCCTATCGCAAGAAAATCAACAGCGCGCATTGCAGTTGAAGGACCAAGAAACGCTGCGCTCCCTCTCTTCGCAGCATGTCCAGAAAGACTCGAATGGGAATGTTACAGGATTCGATTTCGATGGGCTAATCAAAGACGCTGCTGGTGCAGGAGTTTCCCCGCAAACACTCAATCAAATGCAGAATCAGCGGGCGGAAGCCATTAAGAATCTCGCGGGCGCCGATGAAGCGACGCGGAACAATGAAACGGCAAAAAACAAAACGATGTATGAAGCGTTGGAGTCGCTGCGCGCTTTGCCGCAAGCTCAACGGCCAGCCGCGCTCCAGCAAGCTATTCCAAGCCTGCAAAAACAGGGCGTGAATACATCACAGATTCCGCCGAATGCCCCACTAGACGACGCCTCGCTAACGCAGTTCGAAGCCGGACTCGGAATGCACGCGCAAATCTTGGCGGACGCAAAAACAGCAGCAGAGACGAATCAAGCCAATCAAAAAGCCAACCTCGACAAGATGGAAGCCGCGGAAAAAGGTTCTCCGCTCACCAAAATGGAGAATGACCCGACAATGTTTGCCGGAGACAAACTCCCCGCATCCATGGCCTACCTGCAAAGCAAGGTCAATGACTCGGACCCGGCCACAGCGGCGCGTGCAACGCGATTGCTGTCCATCGCAAAAGTCTCACAAGCGAATCAGTTGGGAATAGAAGCGTCAAAGAAGGCAGCGGACCAGGCCATCCAGGACGGCGATCCGAATGCCGCAGCGAAGCTTCTCGTGGATGGAACGGTCGCACCCTCGCAAATCATCTCCTCCCGCAAGCCGGAATTCGCGCAGAAAGCATTTACAGCGGCACAAGCGCTACAGCCCGGATGGGACGCGCGCAAGGCAGAAGGTGACTTCAAGGTTGCCAGCTCTCCGGCGCAAGTGGCCTTCTTTGGCTCGGCAAAGTCTCTAACGGACAAGGGAGGTACGCTCGACCAGCTCGCCGCAGCAGCTAAAGACATTCCGGGCGGACAAATCCCGATATTCAACTCAATTGCCGATGCCATCAATGCTTCGACCGGCAGCGGCCCCATTGCAAAGTATGCCTCTATCGCGCTCGGCTTCGCCGACGACTATTCGAAGGTGATGGGCGGGGGGCAGGGAAGCGATACATCGCGCACGCAGGCTCTACAACTCGTCTCATTGAAGCAAAGTCCAGATCAGCGTGCGGCATCCATTGAAGGGATTCGAGGAGCCGTCATGTCGCAATTGAATTCGCGCATCGGAAGCAATCCAGTCCTGAAAAAGATGTACGGCGATTCCTTGGATGTGAATAAAACCAATGCGGAGCATGTTCCAGGCGGAAAAGCGGCCGGATTACAAGAGGGCCAGACTGGCACCGGCTCTGATGGCAAAAAATATGTCGTGAAAGGCGGAGTGTGGCAAGCAAGGTAACGATTACACCGGATTCTCCTCCGGCGCCGCCGATGAGCGCGAGTGGCGGGCAGGTGACAATCACGCCCGATTCCAAGCCGCAAGGACCGACGATTGGTCCGCGTCCTATTGAGTATCCATCAACGGTCCCTGGGGCGAAGTATGTGCATGATGCGCTTCAGGCACTTGAAGACTGGGGACATAACACTCCCCAAGAGAGACAGCAACATCCGTATCAATCCGCTATCGGGGACGCCGCCGCGAACCTAAATCAACTGCTCGTCGGCGGGCAGGGCGGAGGGATGGACTTAAAGACTGGCCTTCTGACCAATCCCGTTATCGGCGCAGTCAGTGGTGTACCCGAGGACGAATCGCTGAATGCGGCGCGCGCGGGAGTTCAGGCCGTAAAAGGCGTGGCGAAGAAAGTGTTGAGCAGTCCAGCCACGGCCGTTGACGCCGTCAAAGCGACCGAGGCGGGCCGAGCGCTGACGCAAACCCTTGCGCCAGAAACTGCGGCTGCGCCCCTGTCTGCAACTCGCGGAGCGGCCACCACGGGTGGGGCAGCTACAACGAGCATAACGAATCAAGATGTTATCAAGCACGCGTCGGACATGGGAATCAAATTGACTCCCGCTCAGGCTCTCCAAACTTCCGCCGCGAAGTCGGAACAAACATTGGGCGAAGAAGCATTAATCACCGGCAGCAAAATCAAAGAAGCGGCCGCCGTGGAACGCGGAAAGCTTGCGGATGAAGTCGCGCAATTCCAGGATCGGCTTGATCCTCAGCGCGGCGGTATGTCGGCGGAATCGGCGGGAGAGCATCTGCAAAACTCGGCCGATGTAGCACGTTCGGTATTGAAAGATAACGTCAATCAGGCGTATGCTGATGTGAAGGCGCAGCAAGCCGACCTTGCTGGTGACGCACAAGGACCGCTCCAGCAACTGATCCATGATGAAACCTTTGCCCGGCAGCCGCATACGGCCGTAGAACAGCCAGTTTTTCAAACTTCCGCAGCAAAAGCTGCGATTAAAGACATTCAGGACATGCTCGCCGATCCGGCGATGCAGGGAAGGCAATCGGTTCAGTCGCTCAGAAATCTGAGAACGACTCTTTTAGAAAAAGGCAATGACTATGGGGCAAATGCTCTTAGCGATTCTGGTCAGCGTATCTATAGGCTTGCGGCTTCTCGCGTGGATGATGCGATCATGGACGCAGCCAAAGGAACTGACTTTGAGCAAACCTTCCGAGATGCTGGACAGCAGAACTCCAAGCTGCAAAGTCTATACAATCAGCGAGGGGCGGCTCCTTATCGAATCCTCAATACCGAAGACCCCGCCGCAGTTACCAATGGAATCCTCAACAGATCCTCCGTTCAAGAAATAGAAACTCTCAAGGGCGAAAACTTCGACCTCGGTCCGCTGGCGCGCCAATTAGTCGAAGACATTAAGGATGGCGGTTTCCGTGTCACCAATGGCGGACTCGGTGGCTATCCCGATACATTCCTGCGTTCCCTACTCGGACCGGACGCGACGAAAGAACTCTACATGAAGGCGGAAATCGCGCGTCGGCTCGCCGAAAATTACAATCCTTCCGGCTCTGGCAAAGTTGTTCTAGGCGCATCGCAAGTGCTTCATCCGGTTGCGGCTGTCGGTGCGCAAGTTGCCCGACTCCGGTCCATGCCGCAAGCCGCCGCTAACTACCTCCCGAAATCATTGGCAGACCTCGCAAAATGAAAAAACTAATAGTTGCAGTGATTCTTTGCACGCTTTTCGGGGCAAATGGCGAAGCCCAGGTAGCAGTTAGTCTTGCACCCGTCGCCCGGCAGCAATTCTTCAACTCCACAGGCACGCCCCTAGCCGGAGGCTGCGTATCCTTCTTTGCTGCGGGCACCACCACACAACAAGCAGCCTATTCGGACATAACCGGCCTCTACCAGCTTCAAAACCCGCTCACGCTCGACAATTCCGGCATGGCGACGATCTATCTGGCCAATCAATCCTATAAAATCCAGGTGAACGCCGCGCCGGGCTCCGGTTCGTGCGCCTCAAACAACCTTGGCGCTCAGCAGTGGGTTCAAGACAATGTTTCTTCCTACCAGGTCATTTCAAGCATTTCGAATCTGATTTTCGCGGGAGTAACTGTCGATCCGTCAGGCTCAGCCGGAGAAATCGGCTACCGTTCGGACATTCCGTGTTTCCGCGTCTTCACAACGCTGTGGGATTGCGTCGCAACGCTGAATGGAGTCCAGACGATTGCCAACAAAACGCTAACCGCACCGATTATCAACAATGCATCCGGGGCAACACTCATTTCACCTTCCATTGCCGGCTTAACAATCGGCGGCGTTGCCGTAGCGACCGGAAATCCAACCAACTTCGTCAATTTCACGAATGGCGCAGCCGGAACAACGCTGAATTCGCTCGCCAAGCTGGTTGTCAATGGCTCCGGCGTGAATGCCGTCAATACCGTAACGACGGATACCGGCGGCGTCGTCGGAATAACGATTGGCGGAGGTGGAACGTCGGGAATCGCCATTATCCAGCGCACCGGCCAAGTGCTTTGCACGTTCGATGGGAGCACGACCGCCGACGATTATGTCCAGATCAGCACGACCGTCGCTGGAGACTGTCACGATGGCGGCGTTGCAACTTACCCGACTACGGGAAATCAAGTCATCGGGCGGGCTCTGACGACGAATACCGGCGTTGGCTCCTATCTAATTGACCTTTTCCCCCCAGAGATCAGGTCGGGAGGCTCGATAAGCACGGTTGAATCGACCTGGCCTATTGTGATGACGCAAGGCTTGAACGTCGGCGCTCCATACACTTTCGCGCAAGTCGTTCTCGCACAGCCGCATATGCTGACGCGCTTCGTCATTTCGATTGGCACCGCTCTTTCCGGTTGCTCCACGTCTCCGGTCGTGCAGTTCACGGACATTACTTCCTCGACTGTACTGACTTCCACGACGCTTACGAATAGCGCAGCCGGAACGCTCTTTGATTCCGGCGTTCTCAGCGTTTCAATGACCTCCGGCCATACGTTCGGAATTATTCTCTCGACGGCGGCGGTAGGCTGTACCGGATTCGGAACAAGCAGCACGGCAACGGCGGTGTTTCATTGATTAAGAAACTTGCGATTCTCTTTTTGCTAGCCACTGCGCCACTTTGCGCGCAAGGCTATCGCTTCGATTCTCAGGTGTCGCAAGAGTTCTCCACGACACTGATTACCGGCGCAACGAATGTCTTGACCGTTCCCGCTGGCCCGATCATCGCATTTTGCAACTTCCCCGCGAATGCCGTGCCCTGCACGAACAAAGCGACGACCTACACATCCGTCACGCTCGGCACTTCCTGCCCCACTTCGACGCAGATCACGTTGACAGGTTCAAATACCTGCGTAGCTTCGCCGGATTCACAAGACAATTGGGGCGTGTGGGTTCCAAGCGGCCAATACTCCTACACCATTACAATTGGGGGCGTCAACTTCGGCCCTTATGTTGTTAATTTCGGCGTGCCGAGTGGCACGCTTCTAACAAATCTGTTCGTCACTTCTCTAAATGGCACGGTTTATGCCGATCAGGAAGCGGGAGCGACTGCCGACGTAAAAATAAATGCGTGCATCACCGCAGCAATCGCCAGCGGCGCGCACATCTGCAATGCGACGGGACTCTACGGCACGCAAACCATTGCCGCGCAAATCAATGTCGGCGATTCTTCGCAGGACCAAGTAGCCCTGATTCTTCCGCCTTACGGAACTTGGGGCGTCACCATCACAAACGGCACCAGTTGCGCCATCAAACAGTACGGCAACTCCACGATCTCCGGTCTGGCAACCGGGGGCAGCAACAAGCTTCTGATTCAACCTTCGAGCGGATCCACCAGCGTATCCGCATACTACTGCCAAGATACCTCCCCAACGGGAGGCGGCTCCTATATCTCTGCGGATGGGTTTGAGATTTATAATCCGGCTGTCGCGGCAGCGACAAGCGGCTCGGCGATGAAGATTTTCGCCAACTTCGACAATGCCAACTATGGTCCGCATCTTATCGTGGCCGACTACATGGAAATTGGCATTCAGGTCGTTGGCGCTTGCTGCTCGGCTAATTTCTGGGGCGTGGAATCGAGCGGGGGATTCGGAGCTGGCGCGCAACCTCTCAGTGTGAATACAAACGCTGGGGCGAATAGCGGGCTCCAAGTGAATTTCTTTGGCGGCAGTTTCGACCATCCAGGCACGGGCAAAAACAACATCCTCGTGCAGGGCACCGGAACCACAGCTCCAATCACCATCGCATTCCACGGCACCTACATGGAAGGCTACAACGGCGCGAGCGCTTCCACGGCAATGCTGGAATTGCAAAGCGTTCAGAACGCTACGATCACCGGATTGACCGCGTGCGCGCTGTCCTCTGGCTCGACGCAACCCGCAATTCAGATTGATGATTCGCCTGCCGTAGCGTCAAGCATCAACATCACCGGCCTTGCCGAGCCAACAAATTCGCCGTGCCTCGGCTCTACCAAGGGTATCGTGGACAACATTAATTCCGTGTCCATCGTTCCCGATGCCGCAAATAACATCTCTTCCTACCATACGGGAAATTCGAACTTTAACGGCATTGGACTTTCCGCGCCGATCAAGAATACCGCTGGCACGGCCACGATGGGCTTGACGCTCAAGACGGGCTCCGGGGCCGGAAATTATACAGGGGCCAACACCGCGGCATTTGCCAGCGTTGACACGACGAATCTCTGCACGACGATCACGGTCCCAACGGGCTGGAAGCTGAAAGTAGATGCCAGCGCGGTTATTGAATCTGCGACCGCAGCCGTCGCGCAAAGTTTCGCGCTTGTGGATGCTGGGGTTACCTGCACAAGCGGCGGCGTCACGGCGCTAACCGGGACGGAGCGAGACATTACCCCGCCGGCGCTTGGCGCATTCGATGTGAATCTTCATACGCAATATATTTTCACCGGAGACGGGGCGGCACATTCATTCAGCTTGGTAGCGAAAACTGCGAATGCGGCCGATTCGTGGGGCATACAGAACACGAGCGCGACTTCGGCACCAAGCATGACGTTCACATTAATGCCAAGCAACTGAGGAACCTATGAAAACCAGATGGATAGCGGCATTCGCCGCGATTGCGCTGTGCTGTGGACGAATCGAGGCTCAAGGCCAGGTCATCAATGACCCCGCTAACGGCCTGACGCAGACTTTCTCCAGTGGTGCAGCGATCACTCCCGGCCAGATCGTCAAGCTGAATGGGACCGGGCAAGTCATTCCCGTCACCACTTCCGACACTGCTTCGCCCATTGGAATTGCGGCGACTGGCACAAATAGCGCCTACCAGACCATCATTGTGACCATCGGCGGGTCACGAACAATCCTGGTCGATGGCGCTTGCATAATCGGGCAAAAGGTTCAAATCAGCGCAATTACCGCAGGATATGGAAATTGTTCATCCTCCCCGACGCTTGGCACGGTAGGGCTTGCGCTGGCAGCGGTTAGCGCCGCAGGGCAGGTATCAGTGCAGCTTCAAATCGGCGGCAGCAGCTCTAATGGCGGAGGCGGGGTGACTCAGGTGACGACGCTTCCCGGCACCTGCGCTGCAGGCCAGCTTTTTCTACTTTCCAGCGGAGCGGAAGTTCCTTGTCCCAAAACTAACGTTTTCTATACGGAATACTCCGGGGCGGCCAATCCCATCGCTTTCGGCGCTGTGTGGGATGTCAAGTTCGAAGGCGACTGCACTTTCAACTCAACGACAACCGTGGTTTGTCCCAGCGGGAATTTCGTCAATGCCGCCGCCCCTAGTGGGGATGTTGGCAAGATTGAGTTCGGTACCGCGGGGTCAACCCGCGTGGATACAACGCTGCTGACTGCTGGTGGTGTGGTGGTGCCACAAGGAACGATCATCAGCGTCACAAACGCAACCACTGTCGTAGTTTCTGTCTCAGCGACTGCCAACTGCACGCCAAGCACTACAGTGGCTTGCACGTTCGCATGGGGCACGCAGGATGATACGACAGCCATCAACGCGGCCGCTACGGCGGGATGGAGCACCACGGCATCCGGCTGCGCCGTCAAACTTCCTGCGGGGGCGGCCTTTTTCAGCTCTGCCATTCTCAATAGTTCAGTTACGACGGTATCGAACAAATGCATGGGGTCCACGACCAACGGGACGATGGCCGATATGTCCTCTACCGGGCCAGTCGTTTACGGTCAAGGCCCCGGTTCCACTGTCCTCGTTCCGCTGCCTAGTTTCAATTACGCATCCTGTACGGGCGGTGGCGGGGCCTCATGCGTGGGAGGAGTGGGCAACCTGCATGCGCATGATTTCGGCATTAACGGTCTGCAGCAACCTGTCGGCGGGACTCACGCTGTCAATTTTTTCGAGGCTCGTGGTGTTGCTACAGGTGGCATTTGCGATGGTGGTGTAACAACTTGGAATCTTGCGCTTTCTGGATGGGGATTAACTTCCGCTACCTCCACCGGATTCCTGTTCGGGAACCAGATGTGCAACGACGCGACGATGTGGAATATCAACGTTTCTGCGTTTGGGGCGTCCTCATGCCACGTAGCGGTTTCTGGAAATACGCTCAATGCTTATGGATTGTTTTGTTTCGGCGCAGGAGGAGCATCGCCGAATGGCAACGTCTTAGAGCTGGATGGCGGTGGTTCGGGCGGATCGCCGGGCGGGACTTTTAATTCCTTTGGCGGTCAATTTTTATCTCCGCTGCTCACGAACAACGCTGCCATCCACTGCAACAACACTGGTAGCGCCAACATGACTTTCAATTCGTGGGGTGACACTATCGGCTATGGGGCTGGAACGCCCCCAGCTGCCGTGTCGGATGTTATCTGTAACGGCCAGTCGGCCAACATCAATTTTCATGGAAGCAACCTCATCGTCCCTCCCGGCACCACGGCTACGAGTCAGGTGATATTCCTGAACGGTGGAAATAACGTGCATCTTGACCATTCCACGCTGACAGCCACCGGCACGAATAACCGCATTTTCTCGACAGCGGCGACGGACAAACTCTACGATGACTGCGGGAACGCCTTCACCAACGGGACCGTGGCAAACAGTTTTTCGGGTCCGCTCTTTGGTTCATGCTCCATCACAGGGACAGTCCTGGTAACTGGAAACGTGGTACTTACTTCCGGTTGGGGAACGGGCGCAGCGGCGTCTGCATTTCTTGGCAATTCCTTAGCAGCTCAGTGGACAACA